AAGACTGCTCCGTGAGCGCACGGAACTCCGCGACCAAGTCGCGAACCTTGCGCCGACAGCGGAAATTGGACAGCAACTGCAGACTTACGCGCAAGCGAATAATCTGTCGTCGCAGGACGTGGTATTTGCCCTCGATCTCGCATCCATGGTGGCGAGGGGCGATCTATCAGGTTTCTACGACGCGATCTCGCCGATCGTAAGACATGCGCAAGAGATCAAAGGCATCGTCCTGCCGCCTGACATCCAGAACATGGTTGATCAGCAGCAGATGACGCCGGAGGCAGCGCGACAGTTTGCACAGTCCCGGTTTGAGCGTGTGAACTACGAAGCCCAAGTCAAGTCCATGAGCGAACGCCAGCAGGTGGAAGCTGTGGGCCGCGTCCGGGGTGACGTTCACCGATCAGTGGCGGCATTTGAGCAGCGTCTTATGGCGAGCGACCCCGACTACAAGGCGAAAGCCGACATGGTCAGACGGACTGCGCAGGCGATGCTTGCGGAACGCGGAAACCAGATCACCTCTGCCGACGAAGCCCTGCAAATCACACAGCGCGCTTACAAGGAAGTGAATGATCAATTCCGTCGTCTCCAGCCAAGCGCGCGAGCGACGGCTCCGACACCGGGCATGTCAAGTCATCAAACGACCTCGACGCGCGCCGCACCGAAAAACATGATGGAGGCGGCGATCCAAGGGCTCGCACGCTCTCGCGCGGGGTAGTCATGAAAGCTCAACAAAATGGCTTTTACAACTACGGCAATTGCCAACATCGCCAATGCGGCGTTGGACTTCTACTTCAACCAAGGAGACGCCTTTAAGCAGTCTCTCCAGAAGCGTCCTCTCTGGGACAAGCTGGAGCGCGGTAAGAAGACGTTCCCTGGTGGCAAGGGTGACATCTCGATCGCGGTCGAAGGCGACTTCGGCGACGGCTCGGGCAACGATGTCGTCAAGGGCTTTACGCACAGCGATTCCGTCGGGTTCTTCACCCCGTCGAACATCAAGCGTGTGAACTATCCTTGGCGCGAACATCACATTGGTCTGACGCTCACGCATACCGAGCTGAAGATCGATGGCATCTCTGTCGTCGACACGAACGGCGAGCGCACCAGCAATCACTCGCAGCGCGAGATGACCATGCTGGTCAATCTGTTCGAGGACAAGCTGTTCGCCCTTGGTGAGCAGTATGCGCGAAGCATGAACAACCTCGCCTACGGTGACGGCACCGCCGACCCGAAGGCTCTGTCTGGTCTGGCTTCGATCATTCTGGAGAACCCGGCTGTCGGAACGACCGGCGGTCTCGACCGTGCAACCCATAAATGGTGGAGAAATAGGGCTCGTTGCGCGGCAAACACCGATCCGTCGCTCGGCGGCGGCGCGGTGACGTCGAACGTCGCTGATGGTGGCGCTCTGCTGCAGACCCTGCAGTATGAGTATCGCCAGCTCGTGCGTTACGGCGGCCAGCCGAACTTCGCGGTCTGCGGTTCGTCCTTCCTCGATGCGATGGAGAAAGAGCTGCGCGCGAACGGCATCTACACGGTCGCCGGGTTCGATGGTTCGACGGATGTCTCCATCGGCGCTCTGAAGTTCATGAACGTGACCTTCCAGTATGATCCGACTCTCGATGACCTTGGTCATCAGAAGCGTTGCTACTGGCTCGACACGAACGCGATCTTCCTTGAGGCCATGGACAACGAGTGGCGCAAGGATCACACGCCGGCGCGTCCCGCCGACAAGTTCATCCTGTATCGCTCGATCACGTCGACCGGCCAGATGGTCGCCAAGCAGCTCAACAGCTCGCTCGTTATCGACATCGCGTAAGCAATTCCCCGCGCCGAATGTCGCACTCCATTCGGCGCGGAGATAGAGGGTGGCGGTCTCCGCCGCCCTCGTTCATCGAGTGCGAGAGTGATGGAGAGATCAATGCACTTTTGTAAGGCTACAATTCGCGTCTCCGGCGACGTCCGAACGGTCATCGTGCGAGACACCCACAATCCGGTCTCGTGGCCGGAACTCGAAATTCTGCGCGCGCTTCATGGCGACGAGTCAATCTCGGACGTGAAGCCGTTCATCCGCGTCGAGCAGTCGTCGAAAGACGAGAAAGAACGTCTCCGCCAGATCTACGGCAACGCTGTCGCCGAGGGCGTGTTCCCCGGCCGCAATCCGCAGATGGAAATGGATGCGCCCGGCGCCAAGCTTCCGACCGAGAAGATCTCGTGGCGGAACCCGATCGACAAAGATCCGGTGAAGGCTGACGAGCCCGCCGAGATCAAGAAACCGCAGACGGCTGCGGCTTAATTAGGAGCCCCTGAGACATGGCGACGCAAACTCTCGCAGCACTTGTGACGGCTGTTCGGTCGGAATCCGGACACGCGCTGACTGTGTCTCAGGGCCTCAACGCGGTGGAGACGCTGAAGCATCTCATTCGCCGCACCGAATATGAGCTCTGGGTTTCATTCCAGTGGCCGCACCTGAAGATCCGCTCTCAGGTGATCACGGCGCCCGGACAGTATCTCTACGAATATCCGCTAGAGCTCGGCTTCGACCAGATCCGCGAGGTCTGGTCTGTCGACGATAACAGCTCGAATTGGCATCCGCTCGAATACGGAATCCCCGAGCCCTGCATCAAGCCGGATGGCAAGAACAGCCGCACCGGCGTCCCCCAGCTCTGGGAAGACGGGCAGGAGGACAACAAGTTCCGCGTGTGGCCGACGCCAGATCGCAAAGGCAACATCCGCGTCGTCGGGATGCGCGGCCTGAACAACATGATCGCAGACACCGACTTCTGCACGCTCGATCCGATCCTGATCACGCTGTTCGTCTCCGCCGAGCTGCTGACGCGCGCAAAGGCGGAAGACGCTGCTGGAAAGCTCCAGAAGGCGCAGCGACACCTGCAGAAGCTCCTCGGGATGCGCGTCTCCGCGAAGCACAAGGTCTCGACCTTTGGTTCCTCGCGCGGCGCGCACGACCGCGCAGGCCCGCGCCCCGGTATCGACTACATCCCGTAAGGATCGACCGTGCCCTACTTCCTCGTCGAAAATTTTAAGGCCGGCCTCGACGTTCGAAAGAGCGTGCTGACAGCTCCCGCCGGGACGCTGACGAAGCTGGTCAACGCCGCCATCACCCCCGGCGGCGAAATCCAGAAGCGTCGCGCCTTCGTGAAGGTCGCGAATGTCGCCGGCACCTTTGGGCTCGCATCGATCGGCAGCACGCTGGTGATGTTCTCGCGCAACGTAGACGTGGCGCCGCCGACGATCGCCGGCCTGACGGACGTGACGCTGCGCGTCGACAAAATCCCGAACGCCTCGCCGACGCTGGTGCAGACCGACTTCGATGTGTTCGATGGCAAGCTGTATTTCGCCGGCTACGACGCCGCCGGGGCGACGGTGAAGGCCAAGAACCCGCACTACTACGACGACGCGGCCACCGGCGCGGCGCCGGTCTATGTCGAGACCGAGGGCTCCGGCATGGGCCTCTATGTCCGCTCATACAAGTCGAAGATGTATGCCGTCGGCGACAAGTATCTGCGCTTTTCGGTGATCGAAAATCCGAAGCTCTGGGAACCGGCGACTGACCCGAACGACACGACGCGCACGGGCTGCGGCTTCATCAACATCTCGCTGCAGGAAGGTCAGTCCGCGAAGCTCCAGGGCGTCGAGATTTACTACGACCGCCTCGCCATCATGTCCGAATACACGACCCAGATGTGGGCCGTTGTCTCCGACCCCAAGCAGAACGCGCTGGGTCAGGTCTTGCGGGCGACGGGAACCCGCGCCCCTTGGTCGATCCAGCAGTATGGCTCGGGAGACATCCTCTTTCTTTCGTCGTCGGGGATCAGGTCTCTGAAGGCCCGAGACATCTCCAATTCCGCCGCTGTCTCCGACATTGGCTCGCCCGTCGACGACTACGTCCGCTATCTGCCCAAGCGCTACGGCTCGAATAACTTCCTCTACAACGCGCGCTCGATCTTGGAGCCCGTCATCGGTCGCTTCTGGATGGCGTTCCCGCGCGAGATCCTCGTCCTGTCTTATTTCCCCGGACCCGGCATCACGGCGTGGAGCGTCTACACGACGCCCTTCAACATCGACAACATCGTCTCCTGCGGCGACCGCGTCTTCATCCGCTCCGGCGACGACCTCTACCTGTTCGGCGGCGTCTCGCAGGAGGTGTGGGACGACTGTCCGGTGGAGGTGCGCCTGCCGTATCTCGACGGCGGCAAGCCCGGCCACGCGAAGATGTTCCAAGCCCTCGACGTCACGGCCACCGGAGAATGGGACGTCAAGATTGGCTACAACTTCGACCAGCAGGAGGCCGAGGAGATGGTGGGGACGGTCACGGCCCCGACTTGGAACAAGGGCCGCTACGAGCTGCAGGGCTACGCGTCTCACATGAGCCTGCGCTTTTATTGCAACGTGACCGGGCCGGCGACGCTCTCAAACGCCGCAATTCATTACATGATGGCGACCGATGCGGATTGAACTAGAGGGCGAGGTCTGTATGGTTTTTCGAATTTCGAAGCGGGGTGGATTTTGACCCATACCGACATCCATAAACCCGAGCGCGTTAGAAGCCCCCGGCTCGTTCCAGATGGCCTTGAGTTTCGTATGGCCGACGAAAACGACGTGCCGCAGCTCGTCACGCTCGGCCGCGAACAGTTCGAGACGTCGCGCTACAAGGATTTCGGTGTCGAGTTTTCCGAAGCGCAGACAGAAAAATTCCTGACGTTCGCTCTCACAAATGTGCTCATTCCACATCTCGTTGCGACGATCGACGGGAAGATCGTCGGGGGCATCTCGTTCTCCTACGATCACTCCTTCAGCAAGCGGCCGATCGCCGTCATGCAAAACCTTTTCGTCACCAAAAAATATCGCCGCACACTGATCGGCCGGATGTTGGTGATGATGGCTGCAGACATCGCGAAAGACGAGCAGGCTTGCGCTTTCTTCGCTCCCGTCAACAACGGCGGCGAGCATGTTCACAGCCTCGGGAACCTACTCGCAAAGGGCGGTTTCCACATGACGGGCTACATCATGTCGAAAGGCTTTTGATATGGGCGGCGGCGGTGGCGGCGGCGACAATATGGGGATGATGTTCCAGATCATGCAGGCGCGGGAAGCGCGTGCGCGTGAGGAACAGCGTCAGATGCGGATTAACGCCGGGACGAAGAACATCGACCAGGCGTTCGGTCAACTATCAGATCCGAACGACACGTTCTATGCGCGATATGGACAGTCGATCGAAGACTACTATCAGCCGCAAATTGCAAAGCAATACGCCGACGCGAATAAGGAGCTGACGTATCGTCTCGCTGATGCGGGAACGCTTCGCTCATCCGGCGCGTCTGAAGCGACGGCGGACCTGTCTCAGCAGAACGATCTCAACATCGCGAACATGAACTCGAAGATCGACAGCGCGAAGGGCGACCTTCGCAATCGTGTCGCGTCCGAGAAGAACACCGCGATCAACCAGCTCTACGCGACGGAAGATCCGGATATGGCTCTCACAACTGCGTTGAACGGCGTGAAAAGCATCAACCTCGCGCAGCCGGATCTCTCTCCGCTGGCGAACATCTTCAACGTCGCGACCGTCGGCGCCGCGAACGCCATGAAGGCGTGGCAGACGCAGGGTGGCGGCGGCGCACAGCCGGGAAGCCCAACGGCGCAGGGTTTGGACACCAACGCCAGCTCGTGGATTAGGGGCTAAATCATGGGCGGGATGCTTGGACTAGCTGGAACCGGGATGCAAGTTGGTGGCTCCATCATGGAGATGAACCAACGGCAGAAAGCCCAGAAGCAGCAGCAGGAAAATCTCAACAACTGGTATTTGTATCAGGCGCTGATCCGCAATCAGGAATACATGCGGCAGGATTCGTTCCGCGCGCAGGCGAACGCGTCGCGCGAGAATGTCCTGAACAATGACGTCTCCAGCGTCGCACAGAAAGCGAAGCAGGCGGTCGAGGCCGATCGGCTTGCTGGCGCCTATGCGAAGGGAACGAGCGCGGCTGCAGATGCGCCATCGGCGTCTGACGCGTCGATCCGCGCAGGCACGCAGCGCGGCGCGCTGGCGGGCCAGAGTGGCGGCGACACAGAGTTCCGCTCCGATCTCGCGCGGCGCCTGAATAACAGCGCGTCACGCGTGCGCGACCGAATCAAGGCGCTCGGCACGATGAATAGCTACGGCGACAGCTTCATGGGTCTCGG